AATACCGATAGAACTTAGACCGGAAACTTCAATGTAATCACCTATTGTACCATTATTATAAAGTTTCAGTCTGTTATTTTCTACCGCAGCACCGACACCGATTGATCCTGCAAATTCATTTATTCTAGCAGATAAACCATTTATATCTGCATACGAATTAGGTATTTCAACATCGTGTATTCTTTCAACAATACCGCCATCTTCATATGCATTAAATACTGTTGCATCTACTGGGTCAAATAATCTTGTATCATGATATAATTCATATGTATCATCTGCTACTTTCTTCACATAATATGTTTTGTCATTTAAATCTTCAAGTCCTCTCGCAAGAGTAACTTGTATTTTATTTCCATCTAATAACACATGATCATCATGTATATGACCATCATCATTATGTAATATTAGTCTAGCTGGAATAGTGTTTTCTATGTTTGAAATTCTACCAATAGATTCACTTTTAACTGAAAATTTTACAGGATCATTTATGTCAATATTATTCTGATCTACTGTACTCACATCACTTGTAACAATTGGCCATTGATTTCGCCATGTAGCAGAACCTAAAATATGCCATCCTGTATCTTTTTTCTCCCAATATACTACTTCTCCATTTGCAAGCACGACTGCATAATCACCAACAGAACCAAATGTTTCAATTGGGGATACAACACCATCAACTACTTCATTAAGATAACCGGTACCTGGTTCATCTGTTATAATGTACGGTAGTTCAGTTCTCCAATATGTTTCATTTTTAATTGGATCTGTATAATAAGAATAAAGAGCAAAGTCAACTGTAAACCCTGGTCTTACCCAATAATATAATTCCCAGTTTGCAAACTTGTCTTTATCTATAGGTAAGTTAACAGTATAAGTGTCTGATTTAAATAAGCGTCTATGATCGTTTGTTAATGATCCTTTATTGTAAAGCGCATTCAATAGATCATCGTAGAACACATTATCGCCAATGTTAACATTAGAGAAAACAGGTTCTAATCCATAGTTGTCTCTTTGAAAAAGGTGTTCAGGAAAAGAAACATAAGCATCATCTTCGCTGTAAATTCCTTTTTCTTTTCTGCCTATAAATGCTCTTACTTTATCCACCTCACCTTTAGAGAATGCTCTCTCTAAAGTACCGTCAAACATTGTTTCAAGTTCTTTGTTTCTTAGGTGTACCGGTAAAAGGTCATATATTTTGTTTGCCATGTTTTATTCGCCTACTAGTTCATCTGATACGATGTTTGATATTATTTTTACATCTTCTGTTGTTGTTACACTCAGGAATACTTCTGTTGGTTCACTACTAATACTTAGTAAGTTTGTAAATTCGCTTGTTTGATATTTTGGCGTTATAACAACACTTGCTATATGATTTGGCAGTGTTTTGTGTATATAAGAAGCTAATTCACTAAAGTAGAAGGTTTCACCAAAATCCCAATTTTCAATATCAAAGAAATCATTTACCGCATTTGAAACTGCAGTCTTAACTTCACTATCAGTATATGCAGTACCAGCTTTCTTTACAACTTTAAACACTGCTTGATTTTCGGGCTCGGCATATTTACCAAATAGATACTTGAATTTAACGGGTATATATGTTATATGGTCTGAAATCATTGCTTTTGGTTCAATAGATTCCATTATCTTTTTCAGTTCGTAATTGTTAGGTGCTTGTGGTATTACTTCACTAAACCCATTCAATATCCAATTATCAACACGACGAACATAGTCTGCAGAAAGAACATATAAATCAATAATGTTACTTGTACTTGGATCAATGCGTTTGTCTTCATCTGCAAAATGATCCCATCTGAAACTCATAAATTTATCTTCAATATAACTTCTGCCATTAACTACTCTATATGTAATACCGTCATAAATTATTACACCAGGCATGACTTCTTCATATTCAAACTGATTAGTCCAAACGCCACCAACTCGTTTTTGCCAGATACCGTCATTAATACTTGTCATTGTTGGTTCAATTAAGAACCTGATAATTGCAGTTTTTGGTATTTCGTCATTTTGATTTTGATCAAACGCAATAACTCGGTCTGAAACTCTTTCGTACTTTTTACCATCAACTGTATAACTCTCTAACACAATATGAGAAAATTCAATAATTGAAACATCACCTACATCACCATATATATTAGTGTTATCTTTATTAGCTAGTACTTTCAATATACCATGTGGGTCACGGGTTAAATCTGATGCATATAATTTAACTTTTGAATAATCAACATAACCCTGAGGGGTTACAAATTCATCGTAAATATAGCTTTCAACTTCATCATATGTTTCAATTGCAGTTGAAATCGTATCACTTGATTTTACTGTTCTCTCTACTCGCACAGAGAATTGTGACAGGTCAACACTTCCTGTACCACGAATGAATACATTTATAGTATTTCCTACACTCACTGGATGTGTCCAAAATACGATTCTATAAGTAGTATCAGTTTTTATAATCTCAACGTGATTGTTATTACTAATATAGCTACCATTATGTTGCAGTAAAATATTGCTTGCCGTTAAAGTGTCTCCAGTATGCACAAAATTAATTTCTCCATATGGAACTTGTTTCCAATAAATATCATTGTCTGCAGAATCTATAAGAGGATTATTACCAACAAATGTCCAAGCATATGGATCGGTTGATCCATCTATTCCCGGAGTGAAAATATAACTATCTTGTACTCCAGACATTGGTGGCTTAGCAGTTGCTAATGTATTACCATTTGTTAATTGGTCTTCATCAATCCAGAAAAACTTTTGTTCAGAACCTTTATTAATCTGTGAACTAAAATATGAATTACTTGGCACGCCTTTAAAACCACCATTTATTAATTCTTCATTTGTTAAGTCAGCATAATATGTTACTGTTCCAGAACTGGGATCAGCAGAAGATTCTATATCAAGTTGATAATCGCTTACTACGAATAGAGTACTTGTTCCTATCGGATCACTTGTTACTTGTGAATCTACAGAACCAACGATTTCGCTTATATCAATATCATTATATGAAACTGTATAATTTGGGGAATTACCAATAACTGTTGTACTACTAGGTGATGAAGGAACTATCGGGTATTCAATACACAGCGGCGATATCAGATAGTGTTCTGCTCCAGGTTCAGGTGTGTAGCAATCCATATTGTTCACAAAATCATTTGTTATTGTAGCACCAGTGCAGCTAAAATCTGCAGTGAATGAAGCAGTGCTATTGCTTTGTGAAATATTTTCAATTGGTGCGGTACCTATGTTTACTTTCATAGTTTCTTGTGATGTATTCGTAGTTTCGCCACCAACTGCAGTAGAGTAATAGTTTAATAATAATATATCTCTTTCAGTTAAGTTAGTTTCATTATCAACTATAAATTTATTATTACTATAGAAGAACTTTACTTGATCTGTACTTTCAAAAATTACCTTTTTACCTGTAAATTTAGCAATATATTCAGCTTCATTTTCTCTAACGCCAGGTTTATATGTGAATGTTATAAACACATCTTCGCCTTCAGTTAATTCACGAGATTGTGTTTCGTCATATATTTCCCAAATCCACTTATCTGTGCCTTCAATTGGATTGTAAATTATAGTAAATGAATCGATTGATAAATCTTCAATTTTTTCTAATTTAATATTTTCAATTTCATTGTCTTCAAATCTAGTTCTATAACCTCTTACAATTTTTTTAATTTTACCTGACATTTCAGGAATAATATGAGAAACAGTGAAAGCATCAATGGACTGTCCAGTTTGTGTGTTTGCATATCCTGTAATTGTTACCCAAGTTTCTTCAAGCTCTTCGTTTCCCTCTGTTAGGATATGATCTCCAGGGTATAATACAACTTGGCCGTCAACAATTGACGATGTAACCTCTATGACTTTTGTATCTGTAACTCTGACATCAAAATTCAAATTTGGTGTGTTGTTAACTGAATCTGGGTTAAACATATTGTTATAGAAATATAAGTTTATCAAACTAGGATGCTTGATAACTTCTGTCATCACATTTCTAATAAAGTCATCGCTCTTACCATCTTCACGATTGAACTGTAAATTCATTGTAATAGGATCATCATCAATGTAAACTGAACCGTCTGTTCCAGTCACAGAAACATTAGAATGATGACCTGTGACATCGTCCATTTCAAAATAACGAGAATTACCAGCAAAACCTACATTTACTGCCTTTGCTTTTTCAACTACACTCTTACCTAGTGTTAATGGCATGATATTATAATCTTGTCCGTTAACCATTCTGTCTTGTGAATAGTAAGAGCGTGGTGCAATTCTTCTAACACTTTCAAATGTCTCACCAGAATAATTTTCACCAAAGTCTCTGGTAGAAGTCATTGTAAGTATTAATCTATATGTTCTGTCATCGCTGCCAACATAAGGTATAGTAATAGAAACTTCAGGAATATCATTTCTGTTTACTTCAAAATTTTCATTGTCTGTTCTACGATACCAAACACGATATGTACCGTATGCAGCATTACCAAAAATACCGTCTGGATAATTAATTTGTATTGAGTTATCAACATTAGTTGTTACACTTGCTAGATCACCGCTGCCATTTCTTATTGAATTGTAGATTGCTGTTTCTCTTGTATCGTTATCAACAACAGCAACACTTGACAAGTAATTACCTTGAGTGTCAATTTTTTGAATCCAAACATCCGTGTTACTGATGTTAGGCGCAGTAATAGTTTCAACACGATTTGATAGTTTTAAATCGTATGTAAAGTTTTGAAATTGAAGTTCGCCTGCTTTTGCATAAACAAAGAAACCTGTACGGTCACTTGCTGCACCTAGATTATCATTTCTGTTTACAATTGTAAAGTTTTTAGAAGATAGCGGTTCACCTTCAACAATTCTATCATCCTCAAACTCTACTCTAACAGATTCAAATCTTCTACTTGCACCGTCAATGTTTGTATTGAATGGGTAAGCAACACTTTTTGCAGTTCTACTTTCATTGATTTCATACAAATAATTTTCAATTCCTAAAACTGTCATGTCAGCAATTGGATCTTTGATTTTAGAATTCTTAGCAAACGCTGCATCTAAAACTGTAATAAAGTTTTCATACCAGTTAACATCATTCGAGTCATTCCAGTTGATAGTTGTACTTGCAAGAGAGTTTCCTTCATTGTCTGAAATATCTTGGTCTGTGGTGACACTTGTGATTTTCATAAAACCTCGTGAGTTGATAGGACGAGTTTTAATATATCCAAGATTTTTTGCCATTCTTAAAATGGATTCACGGCGTTCTGCTACATCCAAGAAGTTTTCACGGGTATTCATGTCAAGTCTAAACGACAGTGAATGTCCAAGATACGCTACCAAGTCTAGGATAGCAATAAACTCTGAACTTGAAATAAAGTCGTTAAACTTGTCTGGATATGTCTGTTGAACATATGCTAATAATGCTTCTCTTAATGTGTCAAAATCATATGCCTTTAAACTGATGTTACTGAATGCAGTATAAACTGCACTCCAACTCTCGCCTGCAAATAAATTATCAACTCTTTCTTGACTCATTTTATTCTCTTTCTAAATTAACTGATAGTTCAACTTTCTCACCTGTTGGTAGGATTGATATAATTATTTGAACATTTATTGTGTGGTCAGTGTCATTCACATTAATACTTTCAAGTATAGCACGAGGATCTTCATCAATAATCTGTGTCAAATCCTGTCTAATTAATTCAGTAGTATTAGGTGTAAGAGGCTCAAAAATCATATCATGTATGATGCTGCCATAAGTAGGCATCATCACACGCTCACCTTTGCGTGTCATAATATGATTCATCAGGTCTTCTATAACAAGGTCTTTGTCAAATAGACGATGATTTATAGCCTTTTTATTCTTCGTACTGAATCCTGCGAAACGAACTGCCATTATTTTCTCTCTTTAGTTTTTTAATTAAGAGTATTTATCTACATATAAACTACGAACTTTAAAAAACTATTGACAACACTTGCAAAATATTTTATTATAAATATATCATCATTTAAGGAGATGTCTATGGCACACCACAAACAACTTGAATTAGATTTTTTAGAAGAACTTGACTATTCTGATTACGATATGGATGTTCAATTTGAATTTGAAGGATTCAGCGCCGAAAGTCCAGTACTTACACTTGAAGAATTTGAATCTAACTTTATCACTTTTGACAAGTATGGAGTTGAAATGGATACTACATTGAATTGGGAGGTGGAAACACCATCAGCGGACAAAGTATCAATGTTAGAAAATGAAGTGTTTACACTTCAGGGTCAGTTACAAACAGCATATAAAAGAATTAATGAACTAACACAAGAGTTAGAAACATTCAAAGCTATGGTGAAACCAAACTCAAGGAATTTTTAATTAATGCCAAATCTTGTACCAATGGTCGTAGACCAAACTGCGAACGGTGAACGCAGCTACGATATCTTTTCCCGTTTACTTAAAGAACGAGTATTGTTTTTAACTGGCGAAGTTAATGATTATCAAGCTGATTTGCTTTGCGCACAGTTATTGTTCTTGGAAAGTGAAAATCCAGAAAAAGATATTCACTTTTATATCAACTCACCAGGCGGAGTTGTAACTGCTGGTATGGCAATCTATGATACAATGCAGTTTATCAAACCAGATGTCGCAACTACAGTCATGGGACAAGCGTGTTCTATGGGGTCTTTACTGGCGCAAGCTGGTGCAGCTGGTAAAAGATATATTCTGCCACATGCAAGACATATGATCCATCAACCAAGCGGTGGAGCCGGTGGTCAAGCAACTGATATGGAAATTCAAGTCAGAGAAATCCTAAAGATGAAACAAAGTCTAACAGAGATTTATGTAAAACATAACAGCAACGGTAGACAATATCAACAAATTCTTAATGATATGGAGCGTGATAACTTTATGTCAGCACAAGAAGCAGTAGCTTATGGTTTAGCAGATAAAGTTATTGAACAGCGTTTAGATTAACTAAAACCTGGAACATAACTCCACATTTTAGCAGTTTGTATTCTTAAAACGGCAAGTCTTTCATCGACTCTGCCGTTTTCTCTTTTTATATTAGTCTGTATTTCATCTGTGATGTCATACCATTTTTCACGATTGATAAGATTAATAATGTTGTGACCCTCAATTTTATCAACACCTTCATAATAAAAATAGTGAAGTAGTGCATCAAATTGTGGTTGTCCTAATGGCTGAGTTATAAACTTTTCTAATACATTACCGATAGCTCTTAATTGCTTTTCTAATATAAATTGCGCTTCCGGCATAGTTATAATTTGATTTTCAATATCAATTCGCTGCGAGGCAACAGTGATGTACCCATATTTAAATTCAACATCTGGAATTTCATAGTTGTATCCTATAATACCATTTTGTATTTCTAATGAAGGAACAACATCTTGTATAATAGCATCTTTGCTCATGTTAGAAAAAACTAACTGGTTCACTGGAAAAGTTTTAACTCGTGTATACGAAAGTATATATGTAGGCATTTCGTCATCATCATAACCTGTCCCCAAATATGTACCATATGGGGTTATGACATGTAACGGCAATTGAATATAATTTAATAGTGATCCTCTTCTTTTATCGTAAATCATTATACTATCCTTATGCGAACTTTGTTTGCTTTAACCATCCAGGAGCAGATGCAAATCCATGTGATGCGCCCCAAACTGTTGCTGGTGAATTCGGTGCTATGTCAACATGAATACCGACACTTCCCATATATCCAGGTGCTGCACCTATAGAGAGGGCACCCGCAGCAAACGCTGCACTACAAAACTTTTTAATTATGGGTAAGTCTGCATTACTCGCTGTGCTTAGTTTTTTACCATTACTGTAAATCCAAACATCAGCAGCAAAACCGTTATCATGTCTTATACTACCTGTTCTTCTAGCATTTGGTGTACCTTTAGGATCTTGTCCACCACTAAAGATGTCTACATCAACACCGCTTGCTGCAGCAGCACTTTCTAAAATACTAAACAATCTATCTTGTATAGCTTTATTTCTTGTTTGGCTAGAAAACCCACTGATATATTTTACAGCACCAGAACCGTTGCCTACTTGTTCTTCTATTGAAGTATCATTAGTTAACTGTTCTGCTGGCGGCTCTGTAGTATCGTTGACAACTGAGCTACTTGGGTCTTGTGTTGTTTTTGGTATAGTTCCATCGTTAGCAGTTGATCCACCTGAACTTTGAGAACTATTATTTGCTGGAGCAGTTTTATTTCTTAGCATAGGTTCATGTGAAACCATTGTAGAAAGTATAGATTCATCAATCTTTGTAGATTCTAGATTTTGAACATCTGCATGTGAAACTGTTGAAAGTCCTGGAGATATAGCAGCTTTGGGACCATTTAAGTGTAATATACCACCAGTTGTTACATACATGTTGGTTTTTACATTTGTATGATTTGCACCACCGCTTGTATAAAATTGAGTACCGCCACTTTTTATATGTGTTTGATCTTCAGCATTGATATGAAAATCGTTACCGGCTTTAAAATTAATATTATTACCCGCTTCAACATTTATATTTTGGTCTGCACGAAGATTGAAATCCTTTTCCGCTCTCATAGATATAGAACCTTGCCCATATACCATTACTTCACCTGCTGCTCCAATCTCAACCCAACCAGAACCAGTAGAGTTAATCATATAAATCATGTCATTTGTGCCGTCAAGTATAACACTTGCGCCACTTCCAGTTTGAATTCTAATCTGATTTGGATGCACATAACCATCGTCATCTACAGACCCATCATCTATTGTAATAGCGTTTGATCCAGGAGTTTTCCAACCATAAACTGAGTTTGGTTTTGGGTCTTTATAACTAGCATTTCTGACTGGAGATGCAGTTGTTTGTCCTCGTACTGGGTCAGCATATATTCCTTGAACTGCAGTGTTTATATTTCTTGGATGATTGTCTGCTAACTCATTTCTTTTGTCAACTTTATTTTTATTATTAGAAGCGTTTCTTTGATTTCTTCCATTTACTACTTCGTCTTCCTTATCTTCTGCACCTTTTGTGACACGAACAATAC